GACGATGCCAACGCCAGCAGTCTGGGCAGCCGCAAGATTGATGGAAATCAGATCATTGACCTGAAGACCTGGGACCGTGAAAGTCTGCGCCGTAGTGGTCGATGCCGTCAACGCTGTGGGCGTCAGAGAAACGCCCAGCAGCAGGTTGTACAGAACGTTCCCACGGCCGATAGTGGTGGACGGCATTTCAGCTCCTTACGGCGAAGTCAGAGCCGAGGTGTCGTAGCCGTAGAGGTACAGGTCAACCGTACCGCCAGCGACAGTGACGCCAACGTTGACATATAGGTAGAAACCAGCAGTCGTGACGTTTGCCGCAGCAGCAGTGGCCGCACGAACATAGGCAAAAGCCTGGGTCGTTTGACCGGTCAGAGCCGCAGTCGTCAGGATGGCTGTACCACCCTGTGCAGGCGCGGTATAGATGCCTACCGTTGCCGTCGCCATGGTGACGTTGGCATTGGTGGTCACAACCGTGGTCGGGACAAAACTGGTCGTCGGGCCAATGATGGGGATTGCCACATCACCAGCCTGATTAACAGAAAGGCCCTTGGCGAATGCGATCAGACGCAGGCACTGTTGGGTGGTGACGGACTGCGCATTCGCAGTGACGGTAGTAGACGGTCCGGGATTCGGCATGATGTTCTCCTTGTCCTTTCGTTAGGCGGCAACGCGGCAAGCCAATTCGGAATACAAAGGCGCCCAGCCGTAGAGCACATCCAGACGGGTCGGGATGGCATCGTTGTTGATGGTGTACTGACGAACAACACGGATGCTGAGGCCAGTTTGCTTGTCAGCAGCCCGGCCAGCGAAGTGCACACCCTCAGGCAGCAGCAGATCACCCGTTGCAAGCGTGAATGCGTTCTTATGCAGCATGATGTTCTGCGGGGAAACCACAGCGTTCGCCGTACCCGTTGCGATGTTGAACGGGGTAACCGTCGCCGTCGCAGAAGCAGTGCCGATCACCGTGTTCTGGAACTGACCAGCAGTGATGATGGCCGGAGACACCGTGACGTTGAACGTACCAGCACCAGCGGAAACCGTGTTCACCACGTTGAACCAGCGCAGACGGTTTGCACCGTAAGCCTGGCGGTTCTGCGGGTTCACAGCGAACAGACCAGCAATCTGGATCGGGTCGCCTTGGTTTAGGGTGATAGCCTGAGAGTTGGTCAGGGTAATGGTGGAGGTAGATTGCCAACCCGAAGTCACAAAACCAGCGTTCACGGATGTGTTCGCGGTCAGCGTGCCAGCAGTCGTGGTCCAAGAGCCGAACGTCTGAGAAACGACGTTCTGGTCCATCTTCCAATCCAGGCCAGCCGAGTCGCGACCCATCATGCCAGTGCGGTACTGATTGGTGATCTGGCTATCCGGGACAAACAGACCCTTCAGCGAATCCACAACTGCAGCGCCAGTGAACGGCTCGATCACAACAGCTCGCTTGCCATCACGCGGGGTACCTTCTGCATCCAGATAGGCACCAGCGGTAAGGTAAGTCAGAAGGCCAGTGGCAGGCGTACCAGCCACACCAACGATGTTTGCCGTGCTGTTCTTTGCCATATTTAGACCATCACGGTCAATGCGGTTGGCAATCGCGGCAATGGCGGGCTTCAGAACGCGGTCACTGAACATGTCCATGCTCAGTGCGAGGTCCTTGGTGTTGAACTGGGTGTCAACGTGGAACTGAGCGCCGTACTTGGTGGTATCGCCCAGCACGACAGGGACAGACGATTCGTAGAAGTCTTCAACCGACAGGTTGGGACCAGTCGTACCGATGAAGCGCGCCGGACGGCGGACGTTTACCGTGTCACCGATCTTTGCGCCTGCAACAGCGAATTGATCGTCGTACTCCCGATTCACTTGGGAGGCGAAAACGAGAGAATTTTCCAGCACCATCAACGCTTCGTTGGTGATTTTGCTGATAGTAAGCAGATTGTTTGCCATGGTTTCTCCAATTGGCCAGTAAGGAAGGTGTTACCCGCCTCGCTAACGCGGAGGTATGACGAATCTGCCCAGTATCTCGCTCTGGTCGGCGTTTCGCGCACTTCATTGGGAGGCTAGGTGCTCCCGCGCTTACCCTAGCTAAGAGTATTGTGCACCCGTTTTATTGGATGCACAACTCCATCACTTCTTGTTCATCTCTTTTAGGCGACGAGCCTTGTACTCAGCGTAATCCAAGTCCTCCAGGTCGCCGATATTCCCACTCTTTGCCTTCACAGCAGTAATCGGCTCAGGCAGATCGGCGCGCTTGATCTTGGGCTTTTCCTCTTTCTCGCCCTTTTCCATCTCCTTGGGCTCAAGACGAACCTCCAAGCGGCCAATTTCACGAAGAGCCTGCTTGGTGTTCATGCCATTGATCTTCTCGGCCTGCTCCGGATTGGAGGCAAGGTAGTGAAGGATCTGCGGGCCGAAATCGCTCTCAATGATGGCGTCACGAACATCGTCAGATACGGCTAGATCGCTTGACTGAAGTACTTCATCGAAGTCAGGAATAGCTTCTTTTGCCTTGGCGATGCGTTCTTGAAATGCTTTGGTAGTTTTAAAGGCTTCTTCATCTGCCTTTTCTTTTGCTGCTCGTGCGTCACGCTCTCGGAGTTCTTTCTTGACGTTCCATTTCGCCAGCTCCTCGGCATAGTCAAATGGATCGGTGTATTCCTCGCGCTTGGGCTTGTCCGCATCTGGGTCGGCCTTTGGCTTGGGGTTCAGTCGCTCCTCAAGCTCTTTAGCTTTGGCTTCAGCAGCGCGGGCACGGGCCTCGGCTTCATCTCGGGCCTCTTGGGCTGCACGAGCGCGGGCACTGAGTTCGGAGAAGCGGTCATTGATGCCATTGCGCTTCTTTTTAGGCTCTGGCTCTTTTTCTTGCTCAGTTTCAACCTCTTCATGCTCTTCCTCTTGGGCCTTGACTTCCTCTTTGGGTTCTTCTTTCACCTCTTCATAGGGCATGGATCGAAGCTCAGGAATGCGGGCGGCGTTGAATTCAGCCAGGTTCTCGCTTGTGACTACTTCAGCAGACATGGTTTCTCCATGGATTTACCCGGAATCCGTCCGGTACGGTCATTGCAGATCAGCGTCTTGCTTTTGCTTGAGCTGCATATCTTCGCGATTGGAGGCACGCTCCATTTGCTCAACCTCGTGCTGGTTCGTGGTGCGAGTCTTCAGCAGGTCGCGAACAGCATTGATTTCAGCCACGCTTAGGGAAGTCTGCGACTTGACGGCAACGTCATGCATCCAAGCCGCGTTGTCGTTGTCGTTGTTATGGATCTTGGTCTGAGACTCCATGAGTGCACGGCGGTTCTCACCATCCTGTCTGACGCTCTCAACATCAAGACGATACTTCTTCTCCATCTCGGCACTCTGTAGCGCCTCTTGAAGCTGCTTGATGGTGGCTTGAGTCTGCTGGAGTTGCATCTGCACCTGAGGCGGGATCTCGGATTGATCGTCAATCTGAGCCAGCGGATTCGCAGCAGCCAGACGATCAGCAATCACCTCTGCACCAGGGAAGTCCATGTTGCGGAATAGCAGATCACCTGTGACCTTGAACAAATCTTCGTTGCTCTGCATCAGAGGCATCATGGAATCGACGGCTTCTTGGCGCTTGGTGCTATAGCCAGGCCCCGTGTCCATCACTACATCGTAAGCACCAACCGTGATGTCATGCTCATCAATGTCGTTGATGGCCTGAAGAGTGGATTGCCCGTCATCCCCAATGATCCTTACAGTGCGAGGACCAGAATAGTAGTAGGGGATCAGGTCCAGCAGAATCCGTCCCGTCTGAGCAATCGAGATAGTCTCGTTGTCATAGTAGTGGAACGTGCTGTTGTCGCTCTGGAGGCGCTCGCTTTGCAGAGCCTTGCCTGAGACATTCCCACCAATCCGCATTGCGGGATCAACAATGCCCAGCACGGAGGTCAGGTCATCTCCAACGGAGTTCGCCATGACCATTGCCCCTTCTGGAGGCGGCTCTGGCTGCAAGCGTTGAGGAGGAGGAGCAGGATTCCCAGCCACATCAGTAGGCTTGTATCGAAGAGTAGCCTTTGCCGATGTATTGGCTTGAGCCCATTCTCCTTCATGACCCTCGTCTTGTCCTTCAGCAATGAGCCATTTGGCTTTTGGTGCCAGGGCCACCGTCTCCGTCATGGCCGTGCGCCAGAAATTGAACGCACGCTGCGGGTCCATGGCGTTCTTGACAAGCCCAGAGAGCAGGCGCTTGCCGTCGATGATCTCAACCTTACCAGTCATCTTGACGATTGGGATGTACTTGCCCTTCAGATCTCGGCGCTCCAGCACATCAGAGGCAGTAACCTTGAACCATTGGACTTTGCGGCGCATTACCTTGCGTTTTGCAAGGAACTGCAAGTCTTCTACCTTGCCAATCTCACCCCCCCATGCGCTTGAACCATCGGAGAGTTGATAGAGGGTGTCTTCTGTACGCTTGATGCGGAAGTATTCAGCAACCCGAATGTTGTCCTTGGTGATCCAATCCGCAGTGCCATCACCAGTTCCTTGAGCAGTGAAGTTCTGGCCTGTGTTGGCATCTGGATAGAGCTTGGCAAACTCAGCCTTGGGGATATCGTCGGCAATGAGAAACTCTTCCTGACCGGACCCATCTAGCGAAGTATCGTTCGGATCGTCATAGCAGCTGAGCGTGTTCTCAATCGGCGCAAGGTACAGCTCTTGGTCAAAGCTGTTGTCATCAAGGTAGTCAGCCAGAATGCGCCAGTATCCCCAACCACCAGTGATAGTCGAGTCAAAGCCAGTGGTGTAGGCGACCTGAGCACCGTTGCGGGTGGATTCGATGTGGCGAATCAGGCCCTTGATAACGTCAGCCTTCTTCTTCGTAGCCGCATTGCCCGTGGGATCAACCTTGATGCGTGGACGTTGCTGGCGCTCGTTGTTGCAGACCTGTAGACAGTAGGCGTCTAGTTTGTTGATCGTCAGGCACGGGCGCTGCTCAAGCAATCGAGACTGCTGGATCTCAGGAGGCCATTGCTGCCCAGCTCGGAACTTGCGGGCATTGAGGTACATCCGGCGATTCTCAGCAGATGCCTCTTGGGAGCGATGGAGGAAGTTAACCGCAGCCTGGATGATGTCCTTATCTTCCTCGGCGTTAGCGTCTTTGACTGCTTGGTCTTCGTTCATCAGCTCATCCAGCTTCCCGCTCCGAGATTCTCAGGAGCCTTGGTTTGTTGCGGCTTCTTGCGGGGATTGACGATGGCAGGGAATAGCTCAGCCAAAGCCCAAATGAGCGCATCGGCCCGATTTGGCGAGTGCGCACCGGTATAACCAATGGTGCTGAATGCGGTCAATTCGTCCTCAAGCTCGGGGAAATAGCCAATATGCCGAATCTTACCCGATTCATATAGAGCAGAGAAAGGTTCTGCACGGACCACTTTCCCTCGGCTGGCGGTAACCATTTTGTATGGGGTGCGCGGCCTAGCGGTTTGAATAACCTGCTGAACCATTGCCCCGCCGTAATTACCCTCTCCTACGACAATATCCGCTGCATGGCGCTCATAGGCCGTAGTGGCAATGTTTCCCCATGTCGCCGGCCCCGCCTTGACGGTGCAGTCCTCAATGACATACCCGTTTCCATCCGTACCGAGTCCGGCGACCACAATACCGATGGCGTCATTGTCTGCGTTGTCTGCATCTCCAGAACCAGATGGGTCAACCGCAACCACGATTCGTACCATGTCTGGAAGGCCAATATCGCCCAGATGTCTCCACTTGTCGATTGTTTCATCTGCGAAGAGTGCATTAGGGTTGGCATCAGCGAACTCCCCGTAGCGGAACCGCTTCTGCTGTTTGGCAGACATGCCGCCTAGGGTTTTCTCAATGTAGTCCGGAGGAAGATTGGCGGCGTTGTCGTCAGGGTTAAGCCTGATCCATTCCAGATCGTCCGGATGGGGTAGCAGCTGCTTGGTGTTCGGGTCCCGCTTCTGGATGAAGTATATGTACGTCCAATGGCCCTTGTTGGGCGGATTGGCGTCATACAGCATCAAAAGGCGAATTGGCCTAGCCTCTTGTCCATCAACCTTGACGCTCACAACTTGAGCCAGGCGAGTACGAACAAGCTCAACCGATGCCCATGGAATCTGGCTGCATTCGTTGAGGTAGATGGTACAGAACTCCAGACCGAGGATCTTCTCAGTCCGCTCTTTGTCGTCCAGGCCGCCGATCCAGATCTGCGAGCCGTTCGGAAGCTCAAAGTACCCCATCTGATCGTTCCACTTGGCTATAACACCAGGGAAACAGATCTTCATGACCTTAGGTAGCGTGTCCATGGCAATGGACTGCTTGGCGGCATTGAAGCGAAAGCGGAGGATGGCGTGACGGCTTCCGGGGGCAGAGATGGCCCTGACACAGATAGCCCGGACGGCTAAGAATGTCTTCCCGGAGCGAGAGCCCCCCACAAGCAGCGTATGGGTCTGCTTGCCGCTGATGAGGCGCTGGGCCTCAAGTTGCTTGGTCGTTAGGCTGAATGACACTAGATGTAGTGGCAGGTTCAGTCAAAACCCGCTTTTCCTGAGCCTCAACACTATCGGTAGTGTTTTGTTGCTGCTCCCATTGCCTTTGAGCCTCCAAAAGAAGCCATGCAGGACCGCCAGCGACCATCCGCCACATTAGAGCAGGCCCCCGTCTTCGTTCATGATGCCAACCTTGAACGGCTCACCATCCTTGTTACCAAGCTCAAGAGCTTTCAGTTCACGCCAACGCTCAGGGCGACGGTTCTTGAGCCAGAAGATGCCAGCGGTCGTATCGGGAGGGTAGAACTTGCGAATCTGTGTCTGCACAATCTCGCCGTTGAGCACTCTGATATCAACTTCATCATGCTCGTATCCCATAGCACGCTGGTAAAGGCTTCGCTCTACCTTGTCATCCGCCTCATCCTTGGAAACCCTTAGGGCATCCGAAAACTCTTGGTGCTCCACCTTCCACAGCGCGACTGTAGAGACAGACACCTGAAAGAAATCTGCGAGTTGGGCGTCAGTAGCCCCCAATGCACAAAGCTTCTGAGCCTGAGTGCAATATTCGGGTTTGTACTTGGTAGGCCGACCACCCGGCATTACTTTTCCTTCTTCTTTCCAGCAGCTCGCTTCTCAGCATACGCAATGGCGACAGCCTGCTTGATCGGCTTGCCTGCCTTCACTTCCTCGCGGACATTGCTCTTGAAGGCTTTCTCAGAGGTGGACTTCTTGAGAGGCATGGAAGTTATTCCTTCAATCCAAGCAATTCGCGCTCATACGGCGTGAGCTTAGAAAGTGCTTCTTTCTTCGCGGCAGCGGTCTTTGCGCGTCGCATGTCCTCTTGGACTCGTTTCTTGTCTCGGCGCTTGTGCTCTTCCCACCAAGACAATTGCTCAGCAGTGAAGCACCCCATTTCACCACGCTTCTCATGATATTGCATGGTGGCGCAAAGCATCTCGGCCAAGGCGCCATTGTGGAGATCTGGCTCAGGCTCTGGATAACCAGTGCATAGACATGGCATGTTATTTTCCTCCTTCTTTGATTTTTGGCTTGGGTCCAGGCTTCTTCCGCTCAGGCTTTTGCTCTAGCTGCCGCATTGCATCAATCTCGTCTAGAGATGGCTGAGGCATAGGGGCCACCTTAGCTGTTTCAGTCAGCTTGTCCGCAAGAACAGTGATGGCCCATGTTGGGAAGTTGAAGTAGCTCATGGTCAGTCCAGCCACTTGAGGAGCTTTACCATGCCAGCAATGAGCATGACGGGGAGAAGAATGTAGACAGCGAAGAGGGCCGCGAGTGCGTCAATCATGTTTGCTCCTCATTCAACATCTTGACGAGCTGGGCTCCGTTGGCTGAGCACCAGTCAATCCATTGTTTGCGCTTGGGGAAGTCGTCTTGAAGGAAGCTCACACCAATCTCCTGCGCTCGCTC